TCCGACTGAATTCATTGATAAAAACATGGTGGATGCGCTTAATTGGGCCGCTAACGCTCAATATAAGATTGATCCTGATTTTTATGATTTTATTCATAAGATGCTATACTTTGAAGATGATCGAGGTAGAGCAAAATATTTTAATGAGCTAAATGAATATCGTAAATATATAGCATCAAGGGGCGATTCATATGAAAGATTTAAAGCCATGGAATGGTTGCGGTCAGAAGATTTATCTTTTAGCAATCATCCTTTTATTGACCATCGTGCTAGGGTATACGATAGGGGACTTATTGGCCCACAGTCTGGGGAATCTTTCCGCCCATTTTTAAACACAGCACATGAGAGATATCTAGGTGTTGATGGGTATGAGAATATCAAGGATCAAGTGGGTGCCTTCCTCGGCGGCTTAAGTGACTTTTTTGAAGGTAATTACAACTCTTTATCATTTACAGGTCGACAAAAGATTGCAGATAAATGGCAAAAAGATATCCTTCAAATTGGGCACCATATGTTACGTGGTAAGCCTAATGATATCCGTGCAATACTTCAACATCCCGTATTAAAAGCTGTAGAGGGTGAAGAACAAGGTAAATTTCTTAGGTTTGCTATTGAGTTGGCAAAGATTGATAATTATCTTGGTGGTGATTATTCAAAAGTATCTTTAGAGCGTCTTGCTAAATATCGTACGGCGTTTGCATTAGAACAAGATGCTTCATCATCTGGTGCCCAGATTATTGCACTTACAACTCGAAATAAGCAATTGGCGGAATTAAGCAATGTAATACCTACATACCAAAAAAGACGTCTATATGATGAAATTGCGGCATCTACTTTTCGTGATCCTAGATTTCAAGAATTGAATCTTAAGTTAGGTTTGACAGAGAAAGATCTACGTAAAGCCGCTAAAGCTCAAAACATGGTTAAAATGTAGCCATGTATAAACCCTGTGAATTGCTGGAAACTCCCTCTGGGACAATCAGCAGCCAAGCTTGAGGGGTAACTCTCTTGAAGGTTCAACGACTAGGATATACAAACCAATTGGTTTATGAAATCCGTAGGCATTTGCCGAAGCGCGGGGGTGTTCAATCCGAATGGTGTCGACACAAGATATAGTCTAAACTGTATAGCAATATACAGAAGGAATTATTATGAATTATATGAAACATTATTTAAATTTATTAGATAAATATGGATCTTCCGAAAAACCGCAATATTATGCTGAAAGACATCATATTCAGCCTAAATGTATTGGTGGTAATAATTCACCTGAAAATCTGGTGTATTTGTCACCAAGATGCCATTTATTAGCACATTGGCTTCTAATGCGTATCTTTAAATTACCAGTATTAAATATTGCTTATACGACAATGTGTAGTAGGAAGAATATAAGACTAACACCTAAGATGTACGAGATTGCAAGAAAGGCAGTTAGTGGAAACAATTCACCTAGAGCAAAGGCTGTAGTTACGCCATTAGGTGAATTTCCAACAGTTGCAGCAGCAGCAAAAGCGCATGGTGTTCAAAAAGCAATTATATCGAAGAAAGCAAAAAGCAAAAGTGTATTACATAAGGGTTATTATCACAAAGATAGCTCCATTATCGATGAGGTTCCATCTCAGCATGGAAAACATTTACGAAAACCTGTACATACACCTTTTGGAATATTTTCTTCTGTAAGAGCTGCTGGCAAGGCAATCAATATACATCATTCTACTATTTCTAAGAGAATACGTAGAAACGATAAAGGCTATTTTTATCTATAATTCCATTATTGTACATTTTATGGCGCAGGTGAAAGAACTGGTATACTTAATGTTGAAGGTAAACTTGCGAAAGTTCTTGGTAAAGATTCTGATGTATTAGTTGTAAAAGCCTCTGATAGGGATAAAGTATTGAATGAAATATCTGCTCGAATAGCAAGATATGAAAAGTTCGATCCAGAATTATCTTTAGAACTTCGAGGTCTACGTGAAAATGTACGTGATATTTTCAATAAAGGGTTAGACCCTGGAGATGATATCCTTGAGCAACTTTATTTCCTTGAGCCAAAAACACGTGAGCTTGTGGAGAACTTATCACATGCTTACAATAAGGTTGTTACTCCGTCTGACTTTAGAGATATTGCTAAAATAATGAGTGAATATCTTCAAGAGCAAGTCCCAATTTTAAAAGATTTTACGAGGTATTTTGGAAGATTAGCTGAAGATTTTTTAAGTCATGCAAAGCCTTCAAATTCTGATTTTGACTGGATTTCTGTCGCTAAGATACATCTTTTGAAGCATAAGAAGAAGGGTTACGTAATTCCCCCTGAGTGGGCTCGCGTTTTGGGAACCAAGGCAGGTGAACCCATAAGTGAAAAACTTCTGCGACGCCTACCTTTCTGGAAGCCTAACGGCACCCTCCATGACTTGATCTACGGCCCCTCGGTGCCTGAAGATAGACGTATAGCCGGGGATATCTTTAAAGTGAAATTTATAAAAGGAAAGAATCTTTTAGAGATAAAAATCCCTGAAGCTAAAGTTGGTAAGAAAAAAGGTAAGAAAAAGATCAAGAATAACTTACCTAAGAGTTGGACGAATGTACCTTGGGTTAACTTTGACGGTAAAGTTATTGAGCAAAATTTCACACAATCTTTTGAAGAACGACTTGTATACAAAGATCGCTTTGGAAATTGGATTACGAATATTCTCCAAATACCCCAAAAGACCGAAGCTTCTTGGTGGGAACAAATTGCAAATAAAGCAGGTAAGATAAATGATATTGCAGATGCTACTAAGGCGAGAACAGCTTTTGCAGTCAACGGTAGTGATATGCCGTTGTAAAACTCCGTGAATTCAGAGAAACTCTCTCTGAGACAACTCTGAGCCAAGCTTAATTGAAGGTGCAACGACTATTATGTAGGGCGGAAGTCCGCTCGAAGCGCGGAGGCACTCTAAGTGTAAGATATAGTCTGATCTATATGGCGACATATAGCAGTTAAAACAGGAGACATAATGAAGTTAGAACGCCTTAAGGCCCTTTTCTACTACAAAGATGGTAAATTTTTTAATCGTATTTCAAGAGGTTCAGCAAAGAAAAATGCAGAAGCTGGATATATTGCTGAAGACGGTTATCGACGTGTAAGAGTTGATGGAAAATACTATTATATACATCGATTAGTTTGGTTCTATCTAACTAATAAAGAAATCCCTGATGATTTGTTTATAGATCATATTGATGGTAATCGATTAAATAATAATATACATAATCTACGACTTGCCACATCACTTGAAAATCAATATAATAAAGCAAGACAGAAAAATGGTTCCAGCAATTATAAGGGTGTATGGTTTGATAAAGTAAAAAATTGTTGGAAAGCTTCCATTCGATTTCAAAATAGGCGTCACTATATAGGCCAATTTGAAACAGAATTGGAAGCTGCTATTGCCTATGATAAGCTTGCTATTAAAATTCAAGGAAAATTTGCCAAATTAAATGTTTTAACGGGACTGATTAACGACCAGTCTGAACACATTGAATCACTCTAATGATGCCGTAATTGTTAAAAAGTTTCATCTGTGGGGTAAATCTCAAAAGATTCCTACATCAACTATTCATGATGCATTCTTTACAAACGCCTCTGACATGCTGACCGCTAGAAAAGCATTAAGAGAAATCTATGCAGAAGTCTTGGAAAAGAATGTTATTAAGCAAACACTGGATGAAATGTTAGCTAGAGGATTGCCGAAGAATTTATATGATAAATACCTAGAAGAAGCAATTCTTAAAGGATTGATTCCTGTTCCAGGTAAGTCAGTTATCGGTGGAAAAGTATTGACAATTGAAGATATTCTTTCTGTCGATGACATTCTTGAGAAGATTTCTGAAGGATTTGCAGATGATTACGGATGGTATGGTGTAGGATAAGAAAGAACCCGTTAGATTAACCTATATATGAGAACATGGAAGGTCATAGAAATCTTCCATACTAGATTTTAACTACCGATAAGATTGTATCTTATCTAATTGAGTTGTACTCAAGAAAGTTAATAAGATGTCTGATACAAACCACAATGCAAGCAAGAACAACAACAACCTTGATCCTAATGCAGCTTCTTCTTCGAATAATAACAATGGATCCAATAATGGTAATGAAGAAGATATCGATGCTAAAGTAAAGGCTGCTGTTGAGACGGAACTCAAAGCAATCAAAGAAAAGCTGAATAACGCCTATAATGCTCGTGATGATGCATTGAAAAAGGTTGCTGATTTTGAGCAGAAAGAAAAAGATCGTGAAGTAGAACGATTAAAAGAAGAGGGCAAACTCAAAGAAGCTCATGAACTTGAGATATCTGAGATTAAAGCCCAGAAAAGTGCTTTAGAGCAGCGTAATATTGAACTTACAAGAGATATGGACGTTCGTAAGGCACTAGCTAAGTTTAACTTCCGTAATCAGAATGCTCAAGATATGGCTTTTCGTGAGATTGTGCCCAATTTGGTGAAAGCTGATTCAGGTGAATGGGTTCACAAGGATGGAACTTCTCTTGATATTTATGTCGATAAGTTTATGGAAGATGATGCAAATTCATTCTTGCTTAAACCTAAGGTAAATGTTGGAGGAGGCACATCTAACAGTCTTTCGAGCGCTTCTTCTGCAAATAATAAATCTCTCTTTGAAATGACTCAAGCAGAGGTTATGAAACTTGCAGAACAAGGTAAACTTCCAAAACGTAAATAATTTTAAGGAATAAATAAGATGCCTTCTAGTCCTTCTGGCGCAAATAATTTTGTACTCCAAGACACTATCAGTGCGTACTCCGATGAGGCATATACCAATGCCAAGAAACTGTCGGGTACTGGTATTGTCGGAAGTAACCCAAATATCGATACTTCGACTGAGACTTTTATCGGTCAGGTTCGTTGGTTTAAACCTCTTAATCCTACCATCAATACAGCCTCTCTGACGGATGATACTGATGGTACTAAGACTTCCTACAGCTCTGACTACTTGACTTATGTTAAGACTGTCCGTACCCATGGTGCAGAAAAAGTTAACATGCAGCAGGTAGTTACGCAGCAGGATGGTCTTGCTAAAATCGGTCGTGATTTTGGTGAAACTCGTGCTCAAGATGAGCATAATGCTGTTCTGGCTGTCCTCAAGGGTGTCATGATCTCTGAGGCTCTCAATGGTGCAGCTGCTGGTACTGGTCAAGCTGGTCTTGGTGGACAGACTTTCGAGAATGATCCCACTGAAAAACGCTACGGTTTCTATGTTGACCTTGGTGCGTCCAAAGCTATCGTAGATGCCAGTGCTTCTGTACAGGGTGCTGCTCGTGCTGAAGGCTTCTTGCAAGCATTTGGTATGGCTTATAAAGACTATGAGCCTGATTATGCTTATCTTGTAGTCTCGCCTGCTACCTTGGCCTCTTTGCGTTCTGCCAACTTGGTAGATCAGGATCGTGTTAAAGACGGTAACGTAGAATTTAACACTATCTTCGATGGTAAATTCCGCTTGATTGTTACTCGTGCATCTCAGGGTCTGTCCAGTGCTGAACTGACTAAGCTCAATACTGGTGCCGGTGTCGATATTGTAGGTACTAAGACCTCCTTTATTGTATTGCCTGGTGCTATTGCGATGGAAAATCTGGCTGTACCCGATGCTACTGAGATTGCTCGTAATGCTGATGCCTATCAAGGTGGTGGTACTACTACTATCTGGCATCGTTGGGGCTATGTGGCAGCTCCTGCCGGTTATAACTGGAAAGGTAATGCTGAAGCATTCCCCTCTGACGCAGACTACATGAAAGCAGTAGTCAGTGGTACTCCTACTGTACTTACTGATGTTGCTGATACCTTGGCAAATACTGTCGGCACCTTTGAGCGTAAAGCTTCTTCGGCTCTGTCGTTGGGTGTTCTTCCGGTATTCCATTCGTAATCTAATTGGGAGACACATATGGCACTCGCTAAAGGAGTTAATTCTCATGCGACTGTCCAGGAAGCTGACGACTACTTTGCTGATCGCCTTGATTGCAGTGAATGGACAGATGCAGATAGTACCAGGCAAGCACAAGCCTTGGTCACAGCTACATCTATCTTAGACGCTCAGCGTTGGACAGGAATTGCTATAAGTGTTGATCAAACATTAGCTTTTCCTCGTAGTGGTTATTATTTTGATCCT